GGCGCTGCGTGCCGACAAAGTGAGCTTCTCCACCACCGAACCGGCCACGGCCACCCTGCTCGTGCGGCGGGAGCTTGCCCAGCGCGGAATTCCGGCCGTCGAGCTCAGCGGCGGCGGCCTCGACTCTCGCCCAGAAACAGCTCGACAATCTCAAAGCCGTCCGTGTTGGTGAGCAGACCGCGACGGAATTCGGCAAGCCCGAGATTGCGACCACCATCCCGGAATCGCTCACGATGGACGAATCGAAATCACTCCGGCAGGATCTCGAATCCTACTATGCCCAAGGTGCGGAGAAGCCTCAATTGGCCGCGCATGTTCAGGCGTTGGCCAGCACTTACCATGAAGAAAATAAAGGTATCCATTCCTTCAATGAAGACCTCTGGGCGCGCGCAGCGAAGGGCGAGGATGTGAGTACTGGCCTTCAGCAACTCGGCAATCGCTTCGCCGCATTCGCCGAAAACTATTCCGTCTTGGCCGGCACGCGCTCAGATGTTGGCCGTAGCCTCCAGATTCTTGACCCCAATAAGCCGGGGAATGCGTTTGTGGCAGCGACGGCCAAGATCGCCCAGCAACTTGGCGAGGGTGACAACGCACAGAGATTGTCCGACTTGCTTCATCAGCTTGGTGGTCCCGATAAGTTCGCCCGCGTCGCACGGCAAATGTCTGAGGATGTGGGATTGGGGCGATCTCTCTATAACGCATTCAACGAGTATTACTTCAACAATCTGCTAAGTAACGCTGGCCGGACCTCCAGCCGGATCGCCACTTCGAGCACGGTATCTGGGCTGATGACCCTCCCGACGCGGCTGATTCAGGGGATGATGCCGGGATCGGGCGTCAAGCTCGGCGAGCCGCTAGCAGGTATCCAAGGTATAGTGAATGGTTTCTGGCATTCTGCCGACATCGGCTTGGAGAGCGGCAAGACGGGCAAGCGGCTATCGCAAATGGAAGGCGGCAGTATCGAGGCTGACAATCCTTTCGGCTACGGTGCGCACCGCGCAATCTCGGGACAGGCTTTCGGGCTCGGTGCATACAATCCTGACACCGCCGACTGGGAGAGTAGCGGAATCGGGAAGGGCGTGGATTATCTCGGCAATGTGCTGCGCCTTGGCGGGAACGTCCTGACGGGCGTCCATCAATTCGTGCATTCTGCCGGAACCTCGATGGCCGGGCACATGTTGGCGTGGCGCGACGCGGTCGACCAGGCCGCCGCGGAAGGGCTTGACGGTATCAAGGGGTACAACCGCGCTGCCCAGATTTATCACGGGACGATCAATGACATGCCTGCCGAGATGCGGCTGAACGCCAGTAAAGAAGCCGATTCGATGACCTTCGTGAATCAACTTGAACAGGGCACATTCGCGAAAAGCGTCTCGGATGTATTCCAGTACCCCGTGCTCAAACAATTGATGCCGTTTTTCCGCATTGCGTATAACGTCAAGAAGATGGGCCTTGATTACACGCCGGGGCTGGGCGCGCTCACTCAAGCGTCCGACATCGCCTACGGGACCGCTCAGCAACGCAGCGCCGCGCTCGCGAAGCAGGCATTCGGCGCGATGATGAGCGTGGCTATTGCCCACGAATTCCATCAGGGGAACCTCGTGCTCGATAAGTACGGCTCACCGAAAGCGAGGTTCGGCGATTCGCTAGTAGCACTGCCTCCGCCGCTCGATACGCCATTCGGCATCATCGGGAACTATCTACAGAATCGCGATGCCATGAGCGATCCCGATGCGCTCGATAAGGCGGGCGCCGCAGCGCGCGCAATCGGCAATTCGATGGCGAACGATTCTATCGTGCAGGGCTTAGTCAATATCAAGAAGCTCTGGACCGACATCGCAGACGGTGAACCGAAAGCGCTTAAGCAATTTGTCGGCTCAGAAGCATCCGGTCTCGTTCCTTGGTCGGCGTTGTTGAGAGGCGTCGCGATGGGGACGGATACGCTGGCACGCAACCCCCAGACGGTCGCGCAGGAACTCGAAACCGGCATTCCGGGGATTCATAAGTTGGATCCACTAACCGAGGCTGGGTTGCCATTCTCGCCAACTGCGGGATTGGCACAGAACGTTCAGCCGAAGGTGGACATCTTCAACAAGCCAGTGCCAAATCCGACGATGGGACTGCCCGCACGGCTACTCTATCCGGTCAATGTGACGAAGGTGAGCCACGACAATGTGGTGAATGAGATTGCCCGCTTGAACGTAAATGCCCAGAAACCGCCACAATTTCTCGATAAGTTCCCAGGCGCAACCGAGAAATGGAACGCCGATAGGGCGGACGGGCTGCGGGAAGATCTCGAAAGCTACATCAACGACAAGGATTATCCGACCGATCCCGATCAACTAAAGAAGGTAACCATCGAGAATATTCTAGCGCATATCGCGAACGTGGGAATGCTCGATGACCCGAAGATCGCCGATATGGTGGAGAATCATAAAGAAGCGCTCCGTGGCCTCTCGCCCGATGCCATTCAGGCTCTGAGTGGTTCACCCCCGGTCGCTAATGAGTTCGGCGTGGCAGGTCCATCTAATGCCATAGTCCCGAGGCTACAATGAAAGCAAGATGCCAGGCCTGCTCTCTAGGATTCCGAACGATCTCGTACTCCCGGTATAGACCTGGCACCGCTAACAACGATGTTATCACAGATGGCGACATTCTGAAATGAAAACTCGGATCGGAATCCCGCCACCGCCCTTGCTCAAGTTCGATTGGTTTCCGCCGGGGCCGGTAGCGGAACAGTTTGTTGTCAGCAACGCGCTTATCTGCGGCGTCAGAGGACCTTTCGGCAGTGGAAAATCGACGGCATGCATCGCAAAGCTGCTATATAATTTCACGCGCCAGAAGTCAGGACCAGATGGCGTGATACGCCGCCGTACAGCCATCGTGCGTAACTCCTACCCTGAACTTGCGACCACGACCATCAAGACTTGGCATGTCTGGGTGCCGCCGACGGTTGGTAACTGGCGTGATAAAGGACCGCCGACACACCACATTACAGCCGATAATCCGAAGGTCGATTGGGAAATCATCTTCCTCGCGCTCGATACGCCCGACGATATCCGCAAACTGCTTTCGATGGACCTCAGCGATGCCTGGATCAACGAGGCGCGCGAATTGCCCAAGGCGATCCTCGATGGTCTCACGGGCCGCGTCGGTCGTTTCCCGCGCACCATCCGCGACGGAGAGGGCAAGATCGTCCACACCTGCGCGATGCCCCAAATCGTGATGGACACTAACTCGCCCGACACCGATCACTGGTGGGCGAAAATGGCAGATTTCCCCGATCCGGAAATGGTGATGCGCAATGAGGAAATCGCCCAACGGCTCCGCGAACTCGGAACGCTTCAGACCGATCGCCAAAAGCTCCAAGAATTCTTCGCCCAGCCCAGCGGACGCTCGACCGGCGCTGAGAACATCAAGAATCTACCTCCCGGTTACTATGAGCGCCTCATGGCCGGGAAGTCGGATGATTGGATCAAGGTCTATGTCGACGGAGACTACGGTTTTGTCCAGGAAGGCAAACCAGTTTATCCGGAGTATAAGGATTCAGTTCACTGCAAAGAGTTCCCCCTTATCCGGGGCATTCCGCTATACGTTGGAATTGACTTTGGACGAACTCCCGCAGCAACTTTTGGTCAACGGACAGCGATGGGTGCGTGGCGGATTCATTCGGAGGTTGTCACGGAAGATATGGGGGCGCTCGAATTCGGCGGTCTCCTAGCCCAGATAATGCGCGAGCGTTATCAGGGATGTTCGTTTGCTGCCATCACGGGCGATCCAGCGGGCGAGGCGCGGGCGCAGACCGACGATAGTACGCCGTTCACCGTGCTCCGCGCTGCCGGGATTGACGCGCATCCGGCGCACACGAACGATCCTATCAAGCGTCGTGAGACTTTCGCCTACTTCCTGAACAAACTGATCGATGGCAGTCCCGGCATGATGGTCCATCCGAATTGCCAGAAGCTTCGGAAGGCGTTGGCTGGTGGCTATCATTACAAGCGAGTGCAAGTTGTGGGCGAGGAGCGGTACCACGATGAAGCCGTGAAGTCTATGGATTCTCACGTCGCAGAGGCTGCGCAATATATGCTCTTAGGTGCGGGCGAGGCGAGGACGGTGCTGCGAGCTAACCCGGAAACCTACATGAATCGACCAAAGTTCGCGGATATGAATTTCTCGCCATTTGATAGGGAGGGCTAGCAGCTCATGGCAGTCGAAGACGAGACTCTCACCATAATCTACTTGACGGACGGGATCGCCACGGCCTTCCCCTATCCTTTCTATTTCAGGGCGATCCCTGACCTGATCGTTCAGTTCACGGATTCCCTCGGAGTAGTGACGACGAAAATCCTCAATACCGATTACACCGTGAGCGGTGCCCTCGACGCGAAGCTGAACGTTTATAGCGAAGGTGGCACGGTTACCTTTGGCGTAGCTCCGGCAACAGCCGGCCAGATACTTATCACGCGGCATACGCCACGGGCGCAGACCGCTGTCTATAATCCGCAAGATCCATTCCCAGCAGGTTCACACGAGGCAGCGCTCGATAACGCTATCCTCATCATCCAGGAAATGCTCGCTGGGTTTCAGGGGGTCGCACAGGGAAAGCCGACTAGTGGGACGTTCGCCATAGGGGACTGGTTCTGGATTCAGCCGCCAGTGCTCGGGGGACCGCGCGCGATTGTCTGCGTCGTCGGTGGAACGCCAGGAACATGGGCGGGCTGGGGGCAAATCTCGTTGCTCCCGATACCATAGGCACAATCATGAAACGAATGCCGATAATTCTATTCCCCATGCTGGTGCTCCTATTGATCGCGGCGTGGGCATTGGCCACGCCGCCCATTCGACTGAACGGAACCTCCCTCACCTATGCGCCAGTCAACTTTGTAGATTTGACGAACGGTACTCTAGTTCCTCAGGTCGATGCGACGAAGGTCTTTTGTAACGATTGCAAAGCGACGCCGGTATGCGTAGGCGGCGGCACAGGAGTAGAAGCCATTCGGGTGGCTGGCGTCTGGAGTTGCAATATAGGTGGCGGCGTCGGTCCCATCGGATCGTCTGGTCCAACCGGCCCGACAGGAGCCACCGGAGCAACGGGTTCCACAGGTCCGAGTGGTCCAAGCGGCCCTACTGGACCTAGCGGCCCTACCGGAGCTACTGGCGTCACCGGGGCAACCGGACCTTCAGGCGCGGGGGCGACTGGTGCCACCGGTCCATCAGGCCCCACGGGGGCGACTGGCCCGACTGGACCCAGCGGAGTGGGCGCGACGGGAGCTACAGGCCCGACGGGGGCGACCGGAGCTACCGGGGTTACGGGAGCTACAGGACCAGGCGGAGCGGGATCGACCGGCGCCGTAGGCCCTACTGGACCTACAGGCCCGTCTGGACCTACAGGTGCGACGGGTGTTACCGGAGCTACTGGTGCGACGGGACCGACCGGTCCTACGGGTCCAACTGGACCTACAGGGCCAACTGGGGCCACGGGTGTGGCTGGCGGCGGATTCCTGTCAGTGCATACGGCATCGGGTACGACGTCCGATCTAACCTGCACGTCGGGCAATACCCAAGATGAATGGGATCAAACCCTCGCGGCGAGCAATGTCACACCAAATCTCGACACGGCTACATGTACGGTCGGCCAGACGATTATCTATAAAGCGACTCAAGGCGCGAGTGCCGTTCTTGTTAACAATTTCACGGCATCGACGGGGACGATTAACTATGCGGCAGTAGGGGGCGCGCAGCTTCAGATCGGCGCATCGAACGGCAATATCTTAATAATCTACGCGCGTTTTGACGGCACAAACTGGAATATCGTATCGGAGGCGACAGTGCCTGCGCAACCGGCGGCGTGCGCTCAGAACGGCAACTGCCCCGTAGCGACATTGACCATCGGCTCCGACGTTTCCGCGGCGAATATGGCGCGGGGGTTCATGACGTTCGATACCGGGAATCTTACCGCGCTACCGGGCACGACGGTGCTATTCGACTGCCACAAAGTGGTCAAGGCGGGCACCGTTGAAAATGGCGTTATCACGGCAGGTCTGTTCACCTGCGCGGGGAATCCGACCCTCAAGATTCAGGACTGTGGGGCGACGGTGAACGCCTGCGGCTCACCGACAACGTTGGTATCCAGCACGCCCACCGCTGTGGGTGCAGCTGATGTCACAGTCAGTAGTGCGACCCTGACGGCGGGCGATTATATCTGTATGCAAATCACGGCGGGCACCTGCACTGCCTTAGATTTGACCGTGAAGCTTGAGCACCGGATAAACTGATGCGATTACGTTCAATCGTCGCCGTGGGCGTAATTATTGGCGCACTGCTCTGGTGTTGGAGCGCATGGGCACTTCCGGCTGGTGCATCCTTCACCTTTCTCGAGACGTGGGACGAGTACGGTACGCAGAGTACCGTCCCAGCTATTGCTCCTTACGTCCTAATCGATCCTTCCACATCCAGCATCGTGTCCGGCCAGACGGTACCTTGGACACTCCCAGGCAGCAATGTGACTGGCTCCTATCTCAAGATTGTTCCGAACGGTCATAGCGGCGAGAATCCAGGGCCGACCGTCGCTACGAGGGCTAGTCAGCTCGGCAATCCCGCGCAGACGTTAATTACATATGCGTGGTTCCGAGCCGAGGTCGCGCCGGCCGGCAGCCCGGCCATATTCCTCTGGTGTGATAGCAGCAACCCACAGGGGGCGCGCGGAACCGATCAAACCTACTTAGTTCTTCAATCCAGTGGCAAATTACAGCTTAAGAATTCTGCCAATACCAATCTCGGCAACAGCGGCGCCTTTAAGTTGACCTTCGGCAGCGGCCTTACTAACTGGTTTTTGTTCGAGACCATCACCACGGTGGGAGTGAATTCGCAGACCGCTTGGGCACAGGGCAGCATAACGATCAATGTCTATAAATCAAACGGTCTCAGGATAGACTCCTTTGGGTGTAACAATTGCGCGACTAACGCCAACAATAATAGCCTTCTCATCGATCAGATCGCCTACGATGCCGAATTTGACGATAGTATCGTAGAGGATTTCGGTCTGACTTGGGTCATCAATCCAGGAACGAACGGAATCGCTGCGTTCGTGGGTCCGCAGCGCAGTGCGTATACCTCGCCTTCGGGCGATTCGACGCCATTGCAGTATGCGGTAACGGGCGTGACGCATCATTGGCAGGCAGTAAGCAATGTTCCCTTAGATTCGACCAAGTATGTCTCGACCGCGACGCAGGGCAACCGCGATGAATATAGCGCGAATGTCCCGCACAACTTCGGCACGATCACGGAACAAGCGCTTGTGAGCTTTCAGGTGAGTGATGGGACGGCGGTGCGGCTGGGCACCGACCTGACCGTTGGCCCTGGCGGCGTGACGACCCTCGGTAATCAGTGCGCGCTGATCAGTAGCGCGCGACCATTCTGCGAAAGCTTCTACTCGAATACATCGATGCCAACGAAGATAGGATTAGAACTTGGATGGTAAAGAAGTTCCTATGTCTGCTCGCGTTTCTATGGACCATCCCCGCGCAAGCGTCGATCGTTCAGCGCGGGAAGGCGGTTGGCAGCGCTGGGAGCCCAGCAACAACCGCTTCTGTTGTGCTTCCCAGCAATATCCAGGCGAATGATTTGATCTACCTCGGCTGTTTTACCGATAACAGCCAGAACCCAAATACGCCGACGGGATTCACGCTTATCACTGGCGGTAACCAGTCCAATAGCACCGAACGATTTTATCATTTCACCAAAACGGCGGTGGGTGCGGATGCCGGCGCGACGGTAAATTGCACGACTTCGGCCGGTGCGGACATCGTCATCCGTGTGCGTGTCTTCTATTCGACCGATGGAGCCGCCCCACAGGTTGGGGCGACCAACTTCTCGACAGCAACGGGTGTCAGCTCTGTCACGTTCGCGAGCACGAACGCGCCAACCAAATCTGGATCGGCTATCCTGCTTGTTGCTCGCGAGAACCAGAATATCACGGTGGGCTTCGACGCTGGTGTAATAGATCCCGTGTTTGGCGGGTTTCTAATCGGTGGGACCGCGACGGGCTTTTTCGGAGTGTCCGGCACGACCTTCCCCTCGCCGATGGCCAGTATCAGCAATGGCGCATCGGGCAATTGGATGGCAGCGGCGATCGAGCTCCAGACCTCGAACGGCAGCAGTGCGGGGGCGGTTCTCGTCTCGGGTGGAGCCTTTATTTCGGGCGCCGGGAATTGTAGCGCGCTAACGCCAAGTTCGGAAACACAGAACGGTGATGTCGAATTTACAATCATGGACATCGGCAGCGCGACGCCGGCAATTACTCCGCCTGCGGGTTGGACACTAGGGCCGCAGATTACGAACGCGAATGCTAATCCGAATGCGGCTTCGCTAACAATCTACACTCACACCAAGGCAGGGGGCGACGCGGCATCGTGGAATTTCACCAACGCGACGACGAACGGCAATATCTGTGTGATTGTCAGCGTGGGCAATTTGAATACGACGACGCCGATTGATGTTAGCCAGACGCTCTCAGTGAATCAGGCGAACAAGAATATGCCGATACCCGCGCTCAACCCGACGGCGAGCGACGAACTTCTGCTGCGTGTGGGCGCATTGCCTGGGGCTGGAACATTCACGTCGGCACCAGCTGGCGTGACACGCATCACAGGACTGAATCAAGGTCAAGCGGATCTTGAGGTAGTATACGATGATCCAACGCTCAATGCGTCGCTGTATTTAGGGAATAATGTGCCTGTAGCCGATGGGGCACTCGGCATGTCCCTTGGTCTTCAATCATCCGCGACACCGACGCGCACCACGGCGAATCAGCGAGTTGAGCAGCTCGGGTTAATCACACTTGCGCCCTTCGGTGCGCCAGAACCGCCGCCTAGTTGCGGGAACTGCGGGTTAGGAGTGGGGGCACCGTGACACCCCTTGGCCTAATATAGCGCAGGCCGATCTTGTTAACTTCCAGCAGTTCTAATAAGTAAGCGGGAGAGCTAGCAGGAGATAGAGTTAGTGGATCGGCAATCAGATTCATGGTCGTTTACGTGGTGGTGGGGACCCGTGAGTTTCGGACTCGGTATTCTAATTACGTGGATCACGACTTTCTTTCGCACACGCAGACAATTTCAACAGGCTTTCGAGCGAATGCAACAGGAATTTGCGGATCATGTTAAGGCTGATGAGCGATTCCATTTGGAGATCAGTGTTCGTGCGGAAAGGGAGCACTCTGAAAATACCGGTCGTTTGGCTGAGTTGCGAGACGACATAAAAGAACTGCGCAGCATCCTGCTAGGTCATTACAAGGGACCGGAGGGCGGACATTGACCGGCGACACTTGGGATGAACTCTGGATGGCACTGATCGTGACGGCCTGCAGCTGCGTGATCGGCGGGATTCTAGGGACTTTGCTATACCTGGTGGCGTGATTGCGACGACGGCGGACCTAATGGAAATGATCTTGCACACACCAGAGCCTGGCGCGACACGACTTAAGCAGGCGTGGCTTCGGTTACGGGAGGACGACAGGCGGAGCGCCGATGAGACCGCATTGCCGCCTATGGAGATACTAGCAATGATTGTCGAGCCCGTACGGGCCAAGGGTGCCAAGAGTGTCAAGGCCGTCAGGATTCTCAAGCATCAGCTGGCGATGGATGCTAAGGCGCGATACGGTAAGGCAGCCGACGCAGCCTTGGCTCTAGGTGTAAGCAGATATACGTTTTACCGCTGGCTCAAGAAAGCGGCATAGAAGCATATGGACCTCAAAATAGACAAATGGTACAAGGGGCAAGAGGGCATCATGCGGTCCGTACATTTTCGCGTGCTCGCCGTAAACGATAACGGCACCGTGGAGATCGTGACGGCGAGACCGTTCGAGCATAAGATGACGTTCCCGCTACTTGAAATAAGGGACGAGATGAAGAGTGTGGAAGTGCCGTGAAGGGAACGGGAGGTGGTGCCCACGAGACCCATAAATTACCCGTCGTTACGACGCCCGTCATTGGCAAGTAGACGACTTGCTGCTTGGCTCTCAGTGGTTGTGAGCCTTGGTCTATTGTCGGTGGCGGCGGGCGTCTGTCAGGCTGGCAATGGGCTCCCCTGGTTCTATTTCCTCGGCAACCTCAAGATCGGGCCGTTCCCATCGCCACGGCTATGCAGGGACGACCTTGGGAGTTGCCATTATGAACACGGTCCGAAGTGTCTGCCGAATCCTACAGGTACGAATTGCGCGCCCATAGGCCCTGGCTTCGGTGTCATTAACGGCATCGATTTGTGTTCGAACGATTGCGTGTCGGAAGGATTCGTCAAGGGTTATTATTTCGTGGTCGTCAACGCGGATGGTAGTCTGTCACTGTCTGGGCCGTACTCCAAGAAAACTTGCGAACGACTGAGCGATGAGTGTTTATC